GAATCTATTAGGAGGGAAATGTGGGTGTAGTTTTTCTTTGTCATTTATCTTCGACCTCTAGGACAGTCCATCTCAAATGAGGGAACAGCCAGTCTTTTGTTGCGGCTTCCGCACGATCGCGGTCGCCAAAATTGTACGCTTCATTCTTATCATACGTTGGAGTTACAATCAACTCAACGTTGCCTGCTTCGTCTATTTCTTCCAACATAGACAAATAGGACTTGAAACCAATATGGTCAGTTGCTTCGCAAATATAACGAGTCATTAGTGTAATAGCTTGCTTGGAGAACCACTATAGGTTCTTCCTTCGCCTTCTCCGTCTTTGGATAGATTGAGTAGAGTGCCACCGTCTTTCACGAGACCATATTGACTGATCAGACTTTCAACGGTTTGCTTACTTTGTTTTTCGTCTTCACAGGGAACTAATAGGATACGGATAGACTTCCCGATCTTTTCTAGTTCCTCCATTTTCTCAGTTAGTGGATGCTTCTTTGTGAACATAATGTCGTAGGAAAATCCACCATCAATAATATTGCCGTCAGGATCGGTATTAGTACCACGCCCGACAAATATCGGCTTATCATTCTGGGAAGTATCCAGAGCAACGCCAACAGACCATTTGAGTTCTGGTTCTTTTGCCATTTGCGTATTTATAGATCGCTGACACAGTTTCCATTCAGCAAACGAGTTGGTTTTGGACAAGAGACGCTATCTTTCTTAGCCTCAACATCGCCACCTTCATGTTTGTTTTCTTTCTTGATGCTCTTAGGATCCTGATGATCCTTATCAGCCATTATTATAGAGCCATAGGTGTTGCCTTGCTTATCTCTAATAGACAGATTTTCGATGAGCATATCATCGCCATTTGCGCTCTTCATTTCACAAAGGATCGTATCTGTCTTCTGGCATTCTAGTTTTCCATTTTGATTGGCGAAGTCTTTCGCCACCTGAAAGAACTTACTAGTTGGGAATATTAGAACGAATACCGGGACAGTCTTTTCATCATCACTCAATACACGTGCCCACTTTACAATAGGACCGTGATTATTGCGCATAGCTATTATAGCCGCATCAAAGTCTGCCTTTGGCATACCAGCATAAAAGCCATATATGATAAGTGCTCCCCGCTGTTCTGCTGCTTCTACTTTGTTAGCTTGTGGTTGCTCTGTTGCGACAGGTAAATCCTGCTTGACTATTACTTTCTCAAAGAGATAACAGTAAGCGGCTATGATACCAGCTATGATTAGGAATGGTGTTGCTAGGCGTAGAAATTTATTCATTTTCAGCCTCTATTTGTTCTGCTTGTGCGGCTTCCCATTCTTCTTTAGTTACATACTGACCATTGATCGCGTATATGAACTGTTTGCGCGGTGCGGGGAAAGCTTCCGTGCCTGCTATCATTACAGCATCTTCGTCTATGAAACGTTCGGTGCCGGGTAAGTCTGTAAAAGGAATGTTGATAGTCTCACTTTTACAGTTCTCGAGCGCAGCTATTTGATTATCCAGTAACTTGATTTGCTCCTCGGGAATAGGAGTAAGATCAACAGCGCCGCCACCGTTGATATTGAATAACCCTTCTATGAGTTCTTCTATTGTTGGATCTTTTAGTTGTTCTGTTGGCATTTGATACGTAGTATAGCGCTATTTGCTGTAAGAGTAAAGATTACTTAGGTCAGTCCTTGTCTTCATCACGTGGCAGAACACTCTTGTCAGTGTTGAAGATTGTATCTGGCATATTCTCCCACATTTCGTCCGCCTTTGGATTTTCCCAAAGATCGTCTGGACCTATTGCGCCATCATCATTAGGTTGCCCGACTATTTCCCAAATGACACCTTGGTCCTTGAAATAGTTTTGTGGCAGACCAGGAATCTTAGTTTCATAGACCTTTGGGAGTGTAGGAGCAGGCGGCAGTTCTTGTTCTATGACTTTGTTCTTGTCTTCAAAGATACGCTTACGGAAGTCTATATCAGCAAGGCTCTTGAAGTAGTCTTGGCTCGTTAGCCAAGCAAAGATTACAAGAGTCATTACAAGGTCGTCTCTCTTGCCGTCGTCAGCAGCATAGGTTTTGTTAGGACGCATAATGAACGTGCCGAACTGTTCTATGATAGAGTAGTCTTCAACTATCAATTGAGTGCTCTCTATCAAGGTCTTCAAGATCATACAGCCCTGACGTTTGACCTTTGGAGTTGTTCTAACACCTGCTGTCTTGCCACCTATGTCACCGACTAGCTTGCCACCACGATAGTCAGTTGTATAGATCACATTCTCGTATTCTAGGTCTTGGGTAATGATATGAATGACCTTATCACCAACGTCGTTGTTTTCGGCAAGGACCCAAGCGTTGTTGTAGTGCTTGGCTATTTGAACAACGACCTGCGGATAGAGATAAGGAGAGATAGAGTTGTCAGCAAAGCGTGCGACTATTCTATATGGAGCCTCGGTGATATCTATTACAACGAATGCTGAGTCATCAAGTTCCTTGCCGTGGGAAGTATCGACGCTCACGAGATAGGTATGCTTAGGATCAGGACGTTGATAGATCAGCAGCTTGTAGTCTTCTATTCCTGGCTTAGTGTTCATTTTCTTTTCAAGAGGAGTTAGCCAAGCCATATTGCGTAGGAACTTACCGCTGATCAACGTTCCAGAAGATCCGTGGAACTCACACATATACTCCTGTTCAAATAGTTCTTCACCAAAGATAGCAAGCTGTTCGTCTGCCCATTTCTGGTCTCTCCAAGGAACGACTGTCCAGTCATAGGACGCATTAGCAAATCCATTATAGCCTTTCTCTCCTGGCTTTAGTTCGCTACCACGATAGATAGCATAGAACATATTCAAGCCCTTTGGCGTAGAGGTGATGACCATTTTGGTCGTCTTACCAGAGGAGATAGTTGGATATACAGACGCAAAGAATTCATTTGCGACGTTAGGAGGGACGTGCGCAAATTCATCAAGGTATAGGAAGTTGATGGACCAGCCTCTAATAGCAGAGGAAGAAGTAGAAGCAGCTAGCACACCAGAACCATTTTCTAGTTCTATGCTAGTCTTATTCCAGCCACCGTCTATGACGCCTTGTTGAATCCATAGAGGTAGATTACAATAGGCAACACGGAGACGATTGAGGATTTCCTGAGCGGTATCTTCTTTGTTAGCAAGGATACCGACTTTCTTATCAGAGTTGAATAGGATATACCACAGGATATAGCCGACGCCGATTGTAGTTGTCTTTCCTACCTGACGTGCTGCTTTGAGGATAGCTTTCTGGTTCTTATGAACAAGCTCAATCATTTCCTTTTGCTTAGGATAGAGCTTGATTGGGATTAGACCTTGGTCAAGGTTGACGATCTTTACATAGCGCTCTATGAAGTATAGAGGATCATCAGCGCACTTTGCGTATTCTATTGCCTGCTTGGTGGTGAAAGAAATACTTGCGCCAGCTGCCTTCAACCTTGGATTGTTGAGGTACTTCTTGATGAGCAGGTCAGTTTTCTTTTGTATCTCGCGCGCTAGTTTGAGCGCAGCCTTACGCTTAGCAACCTGCTCTTTGGTGTATTGCTTGGCTATCTCACCGTATGGCATTATATTCCCTTACAAAAAGACTGATAGTGCGTCTTGCTAAATGTGCGCCCATATCTATATCCTTTTGGCAGTTGAAGTTTCTTATGAAGTTTCTTATTGTTGGTGCCGTCAGTAATCCAACGTTCATTAGATACACGAGTAGTCATTTGCTTTATGTATTTGTCCGGCTTCTTGTGTCCGCGAGAAGAAGCAATAAATGCGGCTTTACCTCGTTCGGTCTTCATAGGATTTGAAGTTAAAAACTGCTGTCGTGCCTGTTCTTTGTATTTCTTTGCTCGCTTAGCATTATATCCGTTAGGAAAAGTGGGACGATAACTTGGACCTTTACCGTGTCTTGGAGGCTTATTTCCGCCCGGAGTAATATTCAAGGAAAGAGGATCTTGATCTATTGTCTTTACGTGCTTAGCTTCTTCAAGGTAGAGGGTGGTTTCATCGGGAGCTTCTAAGAGGATTTCTTTTCTGAAAGCATCAATACCGTATTTCTTCACATACCGTTGGATGATTTTACCAGAGCCCATATAGCCGTCATCAGGATGACCGGCGTGCGCTCCTATGTAATAGTGCCCGCTATCAATCTTTGTTATTCGGTAAAGAAGGAACTTCTTCATATTCAGCATCCAATAAGTCTTCGTGATCTTCAACTGTACGATCTTTTCCGCGAAGTTTGTCAAGAAACTCTGAGGTAGTCCCAACAAATACAGCATTAGCTATATTTAGGTTTTGTGGATTTTGAGGACCACCAGCGTCTCTATTCTTCTTATTGATATCAGCACGGGCATTATGAAGTTCAAGAAGCTTAGTAGCAGCGTCTTGTTGACGCATCAGAAGCTTTTCTAAAACTTCGTATGCACGAGGGTGCTGACTTGCTTTGCTAATCTTCATTAGGTCAGCAATAGCGGTAGCCGTGTTTTCTAGTACATCAAGGAGTTGAAGACGAGCGTGCTCTTGGTCGTTGTCTAGACCGCCTTCAGGAATAGGATTAGCGACAACAACTGCCGTAGAAATGGAGTTAGCATTTGCCGTGCCTAGTGCTAAGGCAAGTGGATCGTCAAGAAGTCCCATAGTATTCTCTTATGGTATATTAGGTGTTTCAAAAATGGTGGTTGTGTAGCCAAAGTCAAACTGAGCATTTGCGTTAGCAGGATTTGGAGTAACTTCAATCTGTACAACCTGAGTCTGTGCGGTATTAGGCACAGCATAGACGTTCCAAGAAGCCGCAGTCAAAGCGCCATAAACATTCTGGTTTGCTACGAACCTACCATTTACGCCATACACATACAACGCAGCATTAGCATTACCAGTTACCGTGTTAGCAAAGGACGCAACTGTGCCATATGCTGTTGCTTCGGCTAGGCTTGGTCCCTGATAGACTAGTTCTCCTGGTGAATAGCGCAGCAAGCCTGTATTAGCCATCACAAGCTGCGTGTTAGAGTTACCCAAAGCACCAACTGCTCCGCCAGCAGCGGAAGCATAGAAGAAGATATTGGCGTTGGCTGCTTGAATGATACCGCCACTATAGACTGGACCATAGTACTTAGCTTGCATAGTGAAGTCAAGGGTCCATATGATTCTACGGATTTGGTCAGGTGCTTCACCTTGATAGTCGTTTTCCCAAGTTACATCATTTAGAGTTAGTGGCACATCAGCAAAGATTTGCATCTGAGGCACCATCAAGATAGACAGAGTATAAGAGGGAGTAAACCAAGGAAGGATTTGCTCTACTATTTGGAGACCGTCTTCCATATTGCGCGCAAAGATAGCAAGTTGGAACTTCAAGTCATATGGAACGCCCTGCCACTGATTGTTTAGACCAGTCTGTCCAGTTTGCATAAACTGTTGAAGTTGGCTTTGCTGCTTACGGTCTGAGGCGTATTGAATGTCTTTGAGCTCAAAGGACATCACAGGTAGCTTGATTTCAGTTGGGTGAGGAAGAACTGCTTCTTGTCCTGCGTAGGAGTTTGCCGTAGCAGAGTTAGGACCAGGAGTTTGATTCTTAGGATATAGGATAGCATTACGAACATAGTAGTCTTCCTTGCCGCCATACATCAAGGGCACGGTCTGACGAGACTCTTCTAAGAAGTTAGAAGTGTTCGTTGGGTCATTGCTATACTTGACAAGGACCAAGTCACGAAATAGATTGCCGAATGCTATTACGCAACGTCTCGTTGTTCTATAATAAAACTGCGTGCCGGAGAGCATTTGTTATGGTTCCACAGGCTGACCGAATGGATTTGACTCTGAGAAGTCAATGACCACGTTGCCTTCATTAGCAAGCTGCTGATTGTCAGAGATTGCCATATTGATATCTTGACGGACTGGCTGAAAGATTGTAGAAGTAAACCAGCGAGAGTTAGAGTTCTGTCCTATTAGCTGTACGTTGGCGTTGATGTTACCTTTGATATGAGATAGCTGTAAAGTTAGATTTGGTATGCTCCAAGAAACAACAGTTGCTATGACGTTAGCATTTGCCGCACTTATGACTTGCTCACCCGCAACATACGTATTGCTACCACCACCTTGCATAATGAACGCATAGGTTGTAACCTTCTCACGCGCACGATTGTCTATCTCAGCATCACCAGTCTGAACATTCTCTTCTGCCATAATCCACTTCTCGCATACTAATCTAAAACCATATAGACCAGCACCTGTTTGGTTCTCTCCAAACGTATAGAACATAGCTTCGTCTTCAACGTACTTGATTTCAAAGAATGCCTGGAAGTTAGGAAGCCAGAGGATATCGCCTTCTAGTGGGCGACCATAGTTTGCTGGCATAGCCTGATTGAAAGTGCGAGTAGAGAGTAAGAAGCGAGCCTGCTTGCGGATTTCAAGACCAAAGCGACTGAATAGTTCTCCACCCTCAAACTTATCTACCGTGTCAATATAGACTTCAACAGGATAGGCTTCGGTGAAAGTCTTAGAAGGATCATCACCAAATAGAGGGTCAAACTTTGTTTGACTACGACGAGGCATATACTTGGCAACTATGCCATTGAAGCTAATAGCCTCGTGAATCAGGTCCTCAAAAAGAGCCTGATCTCGCTTGTCGTTGAAAAGATCAATATACTTATTGGGCACGGCTTACTAGCCTACAAAAAACTCAGGAGGTGGCTCATATCTAACGTGTAGTTCTTCTTCTAGCGCAGCAAGTTCAGCCTGAGCCTCATCACGAATAGATTGACCATCAAGGAATACGCCACCAGGAAGTTGGACTTGCTTGAACTTACGGAGGTTGTTTCCCCATTGTTTCTTGATCAAAGCAGTAGCATAGCGCTTGAGCCAAACATCATTCCAGAAAAGAGTATTCTGTTCAGGGAGCACAGAGAAGGTCTCAAATACAAATCTGGTACCAACAGAAATAGTATCCCATTTGCCATCATAGTAAACCACATTCTCGTGACGATTGTATCTAATAGGAGGCTCACCAACAAAGAGTATATCAAGAGTGCGAATGTGCTGCTGTGCTAGTTCAAAATAGACATAGTCCGCAGAAGTGAAGTCAAAGAGCTCATTCAAACGCAACTGATAGCTCAAGTCAAAGATATTGAAGTTGCCAGAGACATCTCCGCCTGTATTATCTGGCTCAAGAAGAGGGAAGACTTTGGTTACGCCGATAACTGTATTCGGCATTTGGAAAGAGTGATAGGAGCTATTAGCCGTGTTGGATACGATATTGGCGTCCGCAACCACAGATAGATAGAGCTTCTTAGTTCCATCCATATGATACTGCGTAAACAGGCTAATAGCCTCATCAATACGGTCATCTACCTGATCTTGATCAACGTTGATCTTGATGACAGGGAAACCGAGCTCTCGGAGGCAATATTGCTTGAGTGTTGATCTACTATTAGGATTAGACATATGTAATCTCTATTTATGAAAGGTGTTGAGTCCTTACCACGCTACTTGATTTGACCAAGATATGTTGATTTGTCCCGGAGCAGCACCAGATCCAATCGTTATTGTCTTGCCACTAAATGGCAAGTCTTTTACAATATCAGTAGCGGGTGTTCCGGCATTTCCCGCACCACCTGGATTACCATTACCACCTGGATTGCCATTTGTAGCACCTGAACCAGCATTCCCCGCACTACCTGTATTGCCATTCGCTCCGGCATTTCCTGGTGAGCCTGGATTGCCCGCCGTCGCGCCATTTCCATTGTTGCCGGTATTACCAGTATTTCCATTAGCACCAGCATTGCCGGGACTTCCTGAACCACCGGCACTAGAAGCACCACCGCCACCACCACCGCCTTTTCCTCCGGTGCTTGGTCCCTGGTTGGTTACGTTGCCGTGTCCACCTGCTCCACCGCTACCGCCACCTGGAGTTCCTCCTGGTCCGCCTGTGCCTCCAGCAAAAGGTGGTCCTACTGGCTGATTGCTTCCTGCTGTACCTGCGTTGCCACCTGTTCCAGCATTTCCGGCACCACCAACGGCACTTGCCGTAGCACCACCACCGCCACCACCACCTGTACCACCAGCATTGCCACCAGCACCACCATTACCAGCTGTTCCTGGGTTTCCTGTTCCTCCAGTGCCACCAGAGTTTCCTGCCGCGCCACCAGGACCACCAGCGCCACCATTACCGTTATTTCCCGGATTGCCGGCTGATCCTGAGTTGCCTGGATTGCCAGCTGCTCCACCATTACCTGCGGCGCCACCATTACCTGCTGATCCTGCGTTTCCTCCGGGGAAGACAGCTTCATTTGTACCATATGAGGAAGGATTGCCAGCTGATCCTCCACTTCCAGGACTTCCAGAGTTGCCAGGATTTCCATTAGCACCAGCATTTCCAGAACCACCCGGATTACCGGAAGTAGCACCAGTGCCTGCGTTGCCTGTCGCTCCAGTATTACCATTAGCTCCCGCATTACCAGGACTGCCTGCGCTACCAGGATTTCCGCCAGTACCAGCATTACCAGTATTGCCTGCGCTACCCGGAGAACCTCCATTTCCAGGACCGCCACTACCACCCACCGCAGCGCCGCCACCCCCGCCATTACCGTTTGTTCCATTTGCTGTACCGGCATTTCCAGCGACACCGACACCAGTCACATTACCGCCAGCACCGCCGCCGCCACCTCCAGCACCGGCATCAGTTCCAGCATTACCTGGACCGCCTGAGTTGCCAGCATTACCACCTGGACCACCAGCGCCGCCTGTACCATTATTTCCAGAGTTGCCTGTAGCACCAGCATTGCCCGGATTGCCAGCAGCACCGCCATTACCACCAGCGCCAGCACCACCATTATTACCAGCGTTGCCAGGATTACCTGTACCGCCACCATTACCAGGATTACCTGTGCCACCAAACCCAGCAACAGTTAGTTTTCTAACATTCCAAGGAACCTTGAAACCTGTACTGACGTTTGCCACTTGAAGTGGGACGTATTGCGGTCGTGACTTGTGAAATAGAGCAGGCATTAGTAGATATTAGCACTTGGTGTATTTCCCATTACCTGGGAACCCCACCAAGTGGTGCCTCCATTGTAAGTAATCAATGTCACAACGTCTCCTGTATTTGGTCCAGCTGATAGACCAGGAAGCATATTATCAGACCAATAGACGGTATTAGCAAATGCCATACCGCAGTTAGTTTGTGTTGTTTGACGCAAAAGTAGAGTGATTGTTGATACATTTCCCGTGGTTGCGCAATTCTGTAGCGTCAAGTAGATATTATTTGCTAATGTGATGTCTTGATATGTGCCTACATTACAATCCATAGTCTGGATGGTCGTAAAATATACATTCGCTGCTACGTTACCGCGACGATTGCCAATACCAACATAACAAGGAGTAAGTGTTAGACCGGGTTTATTGACTGTTCTAACAGGAACCCAACCAGACGCATAGGTATTAGCAAAATAGGTAACGTTGTTGCCATCATACATAACAGCGCCGCCATTACCAGCAGTGTAGCCACCAAAAGACGCAGGACTACTTCCATTTTCATAGATAGTGATTGTTCCAGTAGCATAATACAAAGCAAAGTCTAAAGCGACATAGGTTGAGTTAGCATTAGCTCCACCTGCTGTCATTGTGGTTGGATTTTGGGACAATCCAATCATCATTCCAGATCCACCATTGTCTGTTTGCTGTCCGCGAATCATCATAGATCCAGACATTGCGCGACCGAAGGCAAAAGCATCCCAGTTGGCAGAACTCGTATCTGTTACAAGGATAGTTCCATTCGGATAGACTGTACAGTTGTTAGAAGTGACGACGGTATTAGAGAATGTAGCAGGAAGACCAGTGTTAGAGTAGTGATCTTGATGCGTGTTGGCACGAGCAATACCATTGACGTCTAAGTTAGCTTGCGGAGCGGCAGTATCAATACCCACATTGCCATTAGCAGACACGACCACTTGATAGTTAGCATCATCGGCAGAGATACCAATATATCTGTTGCCTATCGGCGCAGTAGGAACACCATAGATACCAGATTGTCCAATAACTCCAGTAGCATTTTGTGTTTGAATACGATAGCCAGAGTTGTTTCCATTGCCTGTACAAATCAAAGTCATTCTGGTGTAGTTGTTCTGAAGGACAAGCACCTGTCCAAAACCAACGCCCGCTGGATTTGTATTGCCAATACCTACGGCAATATTGACTTTATCATATACAAAATTGTTGCTTCCACCAAACGTGTTATTGTCATTGAATTGGATATTAGTGTTGCTACCACCTGGAGTGCCGGCTCCACCAGAAGCTAAGCGCGTATCAATCTGAATTTGACCATTAGCTTCAACGACAGTTGAAAGGTTGCTTTGATTAGCTGAAGCAATGAGGGCATTAGCATTAGCATTGAAAGAGATATTAGACTGTTGTCCGTTAGCTGCTGCGCTGACATTTACTGTTGCGGTATTATTGAAATTGACATTAGCTGTAGCAACAACTGTTGTACCATTAGCATAGGTCCAAGTGTTAGGAGAATATAGAGTTGGGATATTAGCTGTCGCAATATTAGCTAGCGTAGAAACAGCTAGATTGCCAGTTGTAGTATTCTGTGTAACTTGTAAATTGCCAACATTGGCTATGTTACTAGACACATTCAATGATACTAGGTTCAAAGAACTGTTGATGTCATAGGTAACATCTACTATATCGTCATTAGCATTATTTGTAGAAACAGTTACGGTAATAGAAGGTGTGCTGACGAAATCTATGGCAGCATTGATTTGATATAGAGAACCTTCATTGTAGACATCTACTTGAAATGGTTGTGTATTAGAAGTGTAGTAGCTATTGGCATTGAGAGCATAGAAAGTAGTTTCATCACCAGTTAGAACAAGATATGGTTGCCCATTGCCTTGAAAGTCAATCTGATCATTACCAGATGGATAGACATAGAGATTGTTAGCTAGGTCTTGGTTGAAGATAGTGTATTCTTGACCGAGCACAATCGGTGGAAGAAGTACTCCACTTGATATCAATCCCCAGTTGATTTCAATGTTGGCGTGGAAATAATGACTATTGCTTGAATCATAGAAAGAATTATAGTCTGATTGAAATGCGGGAACCCACTGGACTAGTGTATTGCCAACAGATGGTCCGCCACCTGGACCAGTATCAGGATAGTAAGCAGCGGCATTGGCGTAATAGATTTGTGTGTTACCAAGCACGTCTACGAATGTCGCATAGTTGAAGATAAATTGGATCTGACTTACGCTATTGGTCGTAAAGACCATACTAAAATTCAATGGCACCCCACCTGATTCAGTCTCATAGATAGCGCTGACAGTTAGTCCGTCAAAAGTGTTAGGAGTTAGGGTGCCAAAGCCATTTGCTACATCATAACCATACAAGGTAGCATTATTTGAGGCTAACATCAACAGATTAGCGTTGAGTGAGAATGGTGGCGCTTCAAGTACTTCTATTAGAGCATTGTTATTGGCAAGAAGAACGGTAGCGGTTCCCTGTGTATTGCCAGAAGCAACTATACCACGTTGAGTATTTGCGATGATAGCACTACCATTGAAATTGAATGCTATGTTGCTTTGAGTGGTGCCATTGGCGGTCGCAACTACACTGATGCTGCCTGTATTGTTGAAGTTGAGATTTGCCTTAGCTAGAACTAATGTACCATTAGCATAAGTGGCTACAGTATTTGCGGCAGCATTGGCTGAGGTTTGGGCACTGTTAGCAGCTGTATAGGCAAGGTTCGCCTGAGCGTAGGCTTCTTCTGCGATAGTGATACCTTGTTGAGCGTCGGCTTCTGCGGTGTTTGCCTGAGCATAGGCGGCGTTGGCATTAGCCGCATAGGGTCCTACAACATTGGCAACATTGACCGTGAAAGAAGCATTTGCCGTGTTGCCAGTGTTAGATTGGACAGAGACATTGATAGAGACGGTATTGAGAAGATTGAGATTTGCCGCTGCTAGATCATAGGTGCCATTAGCACCGACATTGATCGTACCACCGCCACCAGTTACATTCGCGGAAACGTTTAGCTGAGCGCCATTAGCAGAGACATTCCAGACGATACTTGGACCATTGACGAAATTGACATTCGCTGTGGTTAGAACAATAGTTCCATTCTGGTAATATACTGTCGCGCCAGCAGAGAAAGGAACCCAAGCACTACCATTGTAATATTCAAAGCCAGGAATGTCCGTATTCCAACG